TGATGTTACATACAATGGTCACGCGAAAAAAGGTGAAGAATTTAGAAACGATATGACCAACTTTGGTATATTAATGGAAATTAAAGGTATTGAAGATCCATTTAAATGGAGTAGAGATGTAGTTCAAAAATTACAATCAAATAATACTGGATTATATTATTCACCTAATAATACTCGTACACCAGCATTAACATCTGAAGGTACTATAGTATCATCAGTTCAAGTTTCAACTTTAGATACATTTAAAGAATCAATGGGTATGTATGCTGATTATATTATTAATTTTATTGATGATATGAACAAAATATTTGATTTTGGTGATGATTGGGGTATGTATATTCCTGAAGTAAAATATTTAAGTCCTGAACCATTAGTTAATTATGATAGTTTATCATTAACCGAATATCCAAATGTTCACTTTGTAGGTGATGCTTTATCAGCTCGTGGTATTACAGTATCAGGTGCACACGGCATTTATGTTGCGGAAAGTTTAATTAACCTCAATTAATACATTATATTTAATTATAAATTAATAACACGATATGGCTAAACTAGAAGGAGTTAAAAAATTAAAAAAAGCAGATGGAACTGTTATCTATTATTTAGATGGTAAGTTACACAACTGGGATGACGCAGCAGTGGTTCATCCAAATGGTAAAAAAGAGTATTGGTTATTTGGATTCCAATATACTAAGGACGAATTTATGGATCGTAAACGTGATGTAAATGGTATACCACCAGCAAAAGATCCAAAATATGATACACGTCTTTAACCAATATTTATACATATGAAAATAGGATTATGCGGAACAATGTCAGTTGGTAAAACAACGTTAGTTAAAGCGTTAGCTAAAACTGATGAGTTCAAAAATTATAAAACAGCTACTGAACGTAGTAAGTACTTAAGAGATTTAGGTATTCCATTAAATACTGATTCAACTGTTAATGGTCAATTAGTATTTTTAGCTGAACGAGCTAGTGAATTACTACATAAAGATATCTTAACTGATAGAACAGTATGGGATGTATGTGCGTTTACTATGTTAGCTAAATCTATTGGTACTCATGACAAATCACAATTTGTAAATGCGGCGATGACATTAAGAGAACAATATGATGTTGTATTTTATATTGAACCAGTTGGTGTTGAAATGGAAGATAATGGTGTAAGAGAAACAAATCTTGAATATAGAGCTGATATTAATCAAGAAATATTGCGTTTATTAGTGCTATTTCCGCCTAAAAAATTAGTAATATTACATGGTCCAACTAAAGATCGTGTTAAGACTGTATTAGACGCTTTAAAATAAAATATTTATTAACATATAAACAATAAACATGGCAGACAATTTTGATTTAAAAAAATTCATTACAGAATCTAAATTAAAGATTAAGGTACCTGTAAAAGAAATGGCGCGTATTGCTAAAGAAAAATACAAACTTAATACAGAATTCCCAAATATTAAAGATAGAATTAAAAATCCAACTGGATATAAAGTTGATAGAAAACAACAAGTAATTAACTACTTTATTAAACAAGGTGAAGAACAAGGTATCGATCCAATGGAAGTAGAATTACTAAAAAGTGATATTGAGAAAAATTCAGCACCAGGTGTTAACTGGTCATTTACTCCAGATATTAGAACACAATTATTACAAGCAACATCTGTAAAACCATCAGCTGCTGCTGATGAAGAACCAGGTGAAGGTGACACATTCTTATCACCATCAGATGCTGAAGATTTATTTGTTGGTAAATCAAAACTTAAATCTAAAAAAGCTAAACCTGAAACTGGAGAAGAAGAAGGTCCATCTGAAAAAGATATAGCTAAAATTAAGAAAGCACCTATGACAGCTGTTGGTTCTAAAGCTGGTGAGTGGTTTTATGATAATGATGATTTAATTTCTAAAATTATTAGACGTTACGCTCAATCAAACATCAAAACAGGTCGTGTAGTTAAAGAAGCTGAAGATGGAGGTTTATCAAGTACTGACTTTAAAGCTGCTCAACAACGTTCTAAAGAAGCTGCTAAAGCTGCTTTACCTGATTTAGTGCAACAATTAGTTGATAAATTAGAAGAATTAAAAGCAGATGACTATGATGTTTACATTAAAGTATTAAACGATTTAGATAAATATAAATTTGGCGCTACTAACACTAAAGGTGTTATGAAACAAATTCTTAAAGCATTAGGTGAAGAAAAATTACCAGCAATAGGATCTAAACGTAAAACAAGTGACGAAGACGAACTTAAAAAACTAGGAATAGATGATGAACCAATCAAAATCGACGACGAAGAAGAGCTCTAAGGCTAAAGTAAAAAAAGTAGAACAAGAAATAACTACTTTTGTTAACGAAAATAAAGGTAAAGCTAAAATAGGTCTTTACGTTATTGGAGGTCTTATAGTATTGTTTGGTATTATATGGTTAACAACACGTCAACCACAAATGCCTGCTGATATTAAAGCAACAATCGACTCATTAACTAATGTTAATAAACAATTAATTGAACATCAAAAACAAATTGACAGTACAATTAATGCTTATGAAGCTGAAGTTGATAAAGTTGATTATGAGTTAGATCATATCAAAGAAAAAACAACTATTGTTCGTGAATATTACCATGAAGTAAGTCAACAAACTGAACAATATACTCCAACTCAAGTTGACTCTTTCTTTAAAAAAAGATATAATTATTAATGAAACACATTTTAATCATATTAGCATTTTTACCTTTATTTGCTAAAGCACAACAAGATACTATTAAAATACCAGCACCAGTTGCTAAACAAATTGTTAAAGATTTAGTTAGTGGTGATAGTGCTAAAGCAGAATTAAAATTATGTAATGACAATGTCACATTGTTAACTCAAAAAGTAATTTTAAAAGATAGTATTATAGCTGGACATGAACAAAAAGGAATTTTATACGAACAACGTATTAAAAATGAACAAGCTAAATTTGATGCTCAAGCGTTGTGGGTTAAAGATTTACAAAAACAAAATAAAAAGCTTAAAGTAAAACTTAGATTTTTACAGGTGACTGGAACCGCTATTATTGGTGGTATAACATATCTATATTTTACAAAATAACCTTGCAATCCCATGCACTAAAGGTCTAACCCCGTAAGGTTAGGCCTTTTTTATATATTTATATACAACAGGTTATATATTATTAACGAATTCAACCATATATGGACGACGGTGATAGTAAAAAACAAAAAAATAAAACAATTAAAGACATACAAAGAGGTTTCTCTTATGTTAGCGATGTTCTTTCTCCCCTTTGGGTACGACGCTTTATTCAAATTGATAATGGATTTAAGTGGTTCATACTGGGTTGCAGATATCGTTTTCTATTCAATTTCAGGCTGTTTTTGGTTGTCCTATATCTTACTTTCGAGATATTTAAAAACTAAAGGTTAATGAGTGATCAACAAAATATTAAAGAAATAATCAAACAGGAGTTTGTTAAATGCGCTCAAGATCCTGTTTATTTCATGAAAAAATATTATTGGATTCAACACCCACAGCGTGGACGTATCCAATTTAATTTATACCCATTCCAAGAGGGTGTATTACATCAATTTAAAAAACAAAAATATAGTATTGTAAATAAGTCAAGACAGTTAGGTATATCTACCTTATCATCAGCTTATTCACTTTGGTTAATGTTATTTAATAAGGATAAAAATATACTTTGTATCGCTACAAAGCAGGAAACTGCTAAAAACATGGTTACTAAAGTAAAGTTTGCTTATGATAACTTGCCAAGTTGGTTGCAATTAAAAGCTATAGAAAATAATAAATTAAGTTTAAAACTAAGTAATGGATCTCAGATTAAAGCAATTGGTGCGACTGGTGACGCAGGTCGATCTGAAGCCGTATCATTATTGTTACTAGATGAGGCCGCCTTCATTGAAGGTATAGATGAGATTTTCGCTTCTGCTCAACAAACCTTAGCTACTGGTGGTCAATGTATCGCTATTTCAACTCCATATGGTACAGGTAATTGGTTTCATAGAACATTTATTGGTGGTGAAGAAGGTAAAAATGGATTTACATCTATAAAATTACCTTGGACTGTACATCCTGAGCGAACTCAAAAATGGAGAGACGAACAAGATGCTATTTTAGGTCCTCGTAATGCGGCTCAAGAGTGTGATTGTGACTTTAGTACATCAGGTGACTCAGTAGTTGAACCAGACATTTTAAATTGGTATATAGAAACATTCCAAGCAGATCCTGTAGCAAAAGGTGGGTTTGATGGTAACTTATGGCGTTGGGAATATCCAGACTATACAAGAAATTATATGGTTGTAGCCGACGTTGCTCGTGGTGATGGAAAAGACTATTCTGCATTTCATGTTATTGATGTTGAAACAGCTAAACAAGTAGCAGAATATAAAGGACAAATTAGTACTCGTGACTATGGACATATGTTAGTAGCGATAGCTACTGAATATAATAATGCGTTATTAGTTATTGAAAATGCGAATATAGGTTGGGATACAATACAAACGGTGATTGATAGAGGATATCAAAATATGTACTACTCATCTAAATCAGATACAGCAAATATAACTCAAGATAATTTCATGAATAGAAATGAAAATACTTTAGTACCTGGTTTTACAAACTCAATTAAAACACGCCCACTTGTTGTTTCAAAACTAGAATCTTATATGAGAGAACGTGCTTGTATTATTCAATCACGCCGAACATTAGAAGAATTAAGAACATTTGTTTGGAAACACGGTAAAGCACAAGCAACAGATGGTTATAATGACGACTTAGTAATGTCTTTAGGTATTGGTTTATTTTTACGCGACACAGCTTTAAGATTTAATCAATCTGCTATGGACTTAACTCGTGCTTCGCTTGGAGGCATAGGAAAAGTTTCATATATTTCTGGTCCATCAATATCAACCCCACATTCACCAATGAATGAAAATCCATGGCAAATGGATACTGGTATGGGAGGTGTAGAAGATATCAGCTGGCTAGTATAACTAAATATTTATAACATATACAGAAAATTATGGCATTATTTGACCAATTAAAACGTTTATTCTCCTCAGATGTTATTATCCGCAATGTAGGTGGTGATGAGTTAAGAGTAATAGACACAGACCGCATACAATCATTAGGTACTTTACAAACTAATGCATTAGTAGATAGATTTACTAAAATCTACACTACATCAGGTGCTGGTATTTACAATGTAAACAATGTTTACAACTATCAAACATTAAGAGTACAACTTTATACAGACTATGAATCAATGGATACAGACGCTATTGTAGCTTCTGCACTTGATATTATAGCTGATGAGTGTACTTTAAAAAATGAACATGGTGAGATGCTCCATATTCGTTCTAGTGACGAAAATATCCAACGTATTTTATACAACTTATTCTATGATGTATTAAATATTGAGTTTAACTTATGGAGTTGGGCTCGTAATATGTGTAAGTATGGTGACTTTTATCTTAAATTAGAAATTGCTGAGAAATTTGGTGTATATAATGTTATACCATTCTCAGCTTATTCAATTATTAGAGAAGAAGGTACTAATCCAAAAAATCCTACTTATGTAAGATTTAAATATGATCCAACATCTGTATCTGGTATTACAGCTCAACAACCACAATACGCTTTAGGTACAGCTACATCAGATATTTACTTTGAAAATTATGAAATGGCTCACTTTAGATTATTAAGTGATGTTAACTATTTACCTTATGGTAGAAGTTATTTAGAACCAGGTCGTAAGATTTTTAAACAAATGATATTAATGGAAGATGCGATGTTAATCCATCGTATTGTTCGTGCTCCTGAAAAACGTATTTTCTATATGAACGTAGGTGCTATTCCTCCAAATGAGGTAGAAGCATTTATGCAAAAAACAGTTCAAAAACTTAAAAAAGTACCTTATGTTGACCCAACAACAGGCCAATATAACTTAAAGTACAATATGATGAACATGATGGAAGACTTTTACATACCAGTAAGAGGTAACGACCAATCAACTCGTATTGATACAGCGAAAGGTTTAGAATATAATGGTATTGAAGACGTTGCTTACTTAAGAGATAAGTTATTTGCTGCTCTTAAAATACCTAAAGCGTTCATGGGATATGAGAAAGACTTAACTGGTAAAGCTACATTAGCAGCTGAAGATATTAGATTTGCTCGTACTGTAGAACGTATTCAAAGAATATTATTATCTGAATTAACTAAGATTGCCTTAGTACATCTATATACTCAAGGATATGATGGTGAAGCTTTAACAAACTTTGATTTATCATTAACTACACCTTCTATCATTTATGATCAAGAGCGTGTTAACTTAATGAAAGAAAAAGTTGAGTTAGCTAGTACTATTATGGAAAATAATTTACTACCATCTGATTGGATTTATGACAACTTATTCCACTTCAGTGAAGACCAATATGATGAATATCGTGATTTAATAGTACAAGATAAAGCACGTAAATTTAGATTAAATCAAATTGAAACTGAAGGTAATGACCCATCAGAAACAGGCCAAGTATATGGTACACCACACCAATTAGCAACAGCTTATGGTAAAGGTAGAAAAGATGGAGCTGTACCAACAGGATATAATGAAAAAGATCCTAATGAACCTGTTCACTTAGTAGGTCGTCCTAAAGCGTCAGTTTCAAATATTAATCGTCAAGATAATCCATTTGGTAAAGATCGTATAGGTGCTAAAACATATAGCTCCGCAGGAGAAGACCAAGAAGATACATTAGCTAAAACTCAATGGAAAGGCGGTTCACCACTTGCTTTAGAGACATACCTTAAAAATAAAGGAATATTCGATAATATTCCTGTTAGTCGCAAAACAACATTGTTTGAACAAAGCGATTTATTAAATGAAGACAATATTCGCGACGAAATTAAATAAACTACATATTTATAAGTAGTATAATCATACTAAAGCTATGCGTATAAAACATAATAAATTTCGTAACACTGGTGTATTATTTGAGCTATTAGTGCGTCAAATCGCTAGTGATACGTTAGCAAATACCGATTCTAAAGCGGTAAAGATTGTAAAAAAATTTTTTCATAACAGTGAACTTGCAAAAGAACATAAACTATATCACACTATTTTAACAGCTCCACGTTTATCTGAAGGTAAAGCTGAAGTATTAGTTAATACTACTGTAGATATGGCGAAAAAGTTAAACAAAGAACAATTACTTAAGGAAAAATATAACTTAATTAAAGAAGTTAAAAAGCATTATGACTTAGAAAGCTTCTTTAAATCTAAAGTTAACAATTATAACGTATTAGCAGCTGCTTATACATTGTTTGAAGTAGCTATGGACAATAAGTTTGTTGAACCTAAACAAGTAGTGATCAATAAACTTACTATTCTAGAGCATATCACTAAAAAACAACTTATTAAGGAAGAAATAACAGAAGTTGCAACTGAACTTAATAAAGAAGATAAAAATGTACGTTTATTAGCGTACAGAATGTTAATTGAAAAATTCAATAGCAAATATGCTAATTTAAGCACACGTCAAAAATCAGTACTTAAAGAATTCATTAACAATATTTCTAATCCTGAACATCTTAAAGTGTACATCAATGAAAACCTTAATAAGGTTAAAACTGAGTTAACTACTTTAGTTAAACAAGTTGATGATAAAACAACTCAAATTAAGTTAAACGAAGTTATAAGTTTGATTAAACCAATTTCTAATAAGTCATCCGTAAAAGATGAACATTTAGTAACATTACTTCAATATCAGCAATTAGCTGAAGAAATTAAGAGCGTAAATGGATAAGAATAAACTAAAACAGGAACTAAAAGCTAAACTTAAGCAAGAAATGTCAACTACTGGTACTGGGGCTTCTGTTACTCCAGGAGTAGGTGCTGGTGTTGCTACTAAATACGCTTTTGCTAAAAAGAAAGATGGTAATAAAATAGCTAAAGACTATATCAAAACATTTGGTGGTAAATTAGCTCCATCAATCCCTAATCGTCCATCTAAAGCTATGGACTATAAAGAACTATGGGAAGATTTTAAAGTAGGAGATAAAGTAACTTACCTAGGACACCCAGGTGAAATTACCGCTGTTAATAAAGAAATGAGTGGTGCTATTACTTATAATGTTTCTTATGATAAAGGAAATGGTAAAACCAAAGCATCAAACATATATAATAAAGATAGTGAAATTAAACCATTAGAAGAAACTTTACAAGAAGGATATGCTCAATTTAGAAACAGTACTAAAACACGTACTAAACCAGAGCAATTTCATCAAGCAGTTAAAGAAGTAAAGAAAAAAGTAAACGAAATTAATCGTTTATTCGAATATATGGATCGTTTAAAATCAGAATTAAACGAAGGTGAAGAATTAAAGTATAAAAAATATACTGAAAGATCAATTCAACAAATAAAAGAATCAACAAAACAATTATTTTTCAAATCAACAAAATTAAAATAATGGCAGACAATTTTGATGTAAAACAATTCCTATTTGAAAACAAATTAGGATCATATTCTAGATTAAGAACAGAAGATATGGGCAAAGATATTGAAGATGCTGAAGCAGAAAAAATGATGGATTTTTTAGCTGAAGACTCTAAATATTTTGACAATAAAGATGAATTTGAAAAAGAATTATTTGATAAATGGCCTGACGCTGAAAAATATAAGAAAGAATACGAAGATGGTAGAATAGTATACAGTGATGGATATGTGAATTGGGGAGAATGGAATCCAAACCGCCCTAATACACCATCAGGATTACCTCCAGGAGCTGTAAACCAAAATGTAGGTATGACAGCTAGAGATATTATGTACCCTCCAGGATCTAGAATGGATGAAAATGTAGAAGAAGGACATAGTTCATTATCTCATATTGATAGAATAGAAGAAATTTTAACTAATTTATTCCGTAATGTGTCTACTAACGCAAATATTCCTACTGAAACTAAACAAGGTTTATTAAACGCGTTTGAAGAATTACAAGGACATGTTGAAGATTTAGGTGCTGAATTAGAACAAGAAGATGAATATGTTTCTGATTATTCAAAACGCAGAGCTCAAGAATTAAGTGAAGATAAATATGATATTGATGCTAAATCTTTTGGCGGAGCCATCAAATCAGATAACCCAGAAGGTGATGCTTTAGTATTACGCTTCTTAAAAGGTATTGCTAACAAATATGAATACCCAGTATCACAAGCCGCATTATTTGTAAAAGAAAGAATTAAAAAATTAGGCTACTAAAAATAAAATAAAATGAAACAACAAATCAACGAAATCAAAAGAATGCAGCGTATTGCTGGCTTAATTACTGAAAGTGAATATCGTGAATCCCAAATGGACGAAGCTGAAAATAACAATATGTTAACCCAAAATGATATTAAAGCTTTATATAGTAAAGGATTCAATATTGTAGCACAACCAGATTGGAACTTTGTAAGAATACAAAAAGATTTTAAATCACTAAAAGCTGATTGGAGATTTTTAAATAATCTTTTATCATCTAAAAATATTCCTTCTGATATAGATCATTGGAGAGGAGACGGAGATAAAGGTAGAAATAAACGACTAGAAATTAGTAAAAAATATTTTGATAAAAATATAAAATATCCAACATTCAAGTAATAACACACGATAAAATATGAAACAACAAATCAACGAAATAAAAAAATTACAACTTATAGCTGGTTTGATCACTGAAAGTGAATACCATGAATCAATGGTCACTGAAGGTGAAGCAGCTTATGAATACGAAAAAGGTAAAGCAGCTGGTGAAAAAGAAGAAGAACAATTTGGTGGTGTGAATGAATATAGCCGCTTTGGTAAATTAAAATATCTTTCCCCAGCTGGATTTGATAGAGCAAGTGGTTTAGTTAAAACAGACTCAGTTCGAAAAATGCTTGAAGCAGCTGAAGACATGATGGAAGATTTAACAAACGAAGGTTTTGAAGTAATGGAAATTAGAGAATTTTTTACACAATTAATAGCAAACGACATTTAAAATGGCAAAAGCAAAAGCTACAGGTTCTAGTAATAAAGTAACATTTGGAACACGTAAAAAAGGTAAAGCACAGAAGTCATATAACAAACATGACCATACTGGACGCAATCCAAGAAAAAAACAACACCATAGTTTGTTCGCTTAATAGATTTAATATTTATACACATGAAATATACAATTGACGAAATTAAAAAAATGCAGCTTTTAGCTGGATTAATTAATGAGGTAGAATACAATGAATCCTTATGGGGTGTTAATAAACAACCTTTAAATGAAGCTAAAGAAGCTAAAGAAGCTAAAGAAACTAAAAAAGAAGTAACTATTGACACAGTTAACCCATATGAATATCGTCATGGTTTACAACATGAATTAAATGAGTTAGGTGAATATACAGACGAAGCTTTAGAAAAAGCTAAAGCAACTGTATTAAAGAATTTAGCTAAAGATGCTAATTTCTATTCTAGTCTATTAAATCAAGATCAATCTTCATACGAATTTAAAGCTCCTGAAACTAACAAACCAGGATATCAAGCTCGTCCTGATGGTAACTTGAAAAAAGAGTTAAAAAAAGACGAAAAAGCAAACGTTAAAGATAATTTAGGTAAAAAAGAAGAAGGTACTGCAAAACCTAAAGGCGTTAAAGTTATGCCTGACAAAGGTGTTGAAGGTAAAGAAAAAACTTTTAAAGAAAGTATTAATGATAAATCAACTTCTTTAGTAGAGTTAATGGCTAGTCTTAATTTAACAGAAGATACAGTTGAAGAAGGTGCTGAAAAATCTGATTGGACTGTAGGTGAAGAAATTGTTGGTAGTGAAAAACGTTACTTTTTATATAACCAAGAAACCGGAAAAAGAAAAGGAACATACAAATCAAAAGAAGAAGCTGAATCTAATATTAATGAACATCACAACGATCCTAATTTTCCAGGTGGACCTAAAATCTACGCTATGTTAGATACAATAGCAGATGATTGGGGTAAAGATAGTGATATATATAATGACTTAGAAGACGCTATTGTTGGATGGTCAGATAGAAATGGTGAATTAACTCCTAAAGGTAAAATTGCTGTTAAAGCTCTTTTATCTAACTGGGATTTATTAGATGATTATGGACATTTTTTAGAAGATGACATCGCTGAAGGTAAAGCTAAAAAATACGTTGTATTTGATAAAGCGCGTGGTGAAAAAGCTTCTAAAGCGTTTGATACTAAA